GCGTATTGAGAAGCGAGGTCGTTAGAGGCTTGCTCTTGAGCAGCTGCCTGCGCTTTTGCGGCTCTAGACTGAGCCACTACTTGCGCTACGCCAGAGCCCACAGAAGAGGCTACCGATAAAGCGGTTAGCATAGGTGGTGGAATGCACATATTAAAGTTTGTCTCTTGTTATGGTAAATTTACGGAAAGATTCTCCGTTGATAATTAAAGGGGCGCTGAGCGTTGCTCCGCACCATTCAAGCCACTTAAGGCATATAAAGTTTTCTGCGTGTATGTAGTTTGATACTTGACCATATAATTCAGTTAAGGCCCATACCCATTTACGACAATGCTTAAGAAAGTCTTTGGAGTAAGCGTCAACTTCAGGAGAGCCTAGCATCCAGATATAAGGGTCTTTAGGTCTTCCTGCCCCGAAAATAGCCATGACGTTACCGTGGTTGGTGACAACGGTTAGCGTTATGTCATCTTCGGTAAACGCCTTATTCAAGGCGTTTTCAGGTGTGCTTTTGAAGCAAGCAACCTCGACCTTATCCATATCCCTGAGATTCTCCTTAAGCTCTTTTATGTGAGCTTCTGTAGTGACTCTTATAGAATGACCTTCTGGAGTAGTCTCAACGACGCTATCCATACCTTCTGGAACGCTGATGAACAAAGGATTCAAATTCCGCGCTTTGAAGATTGCAGGGTAGAGCACTAGAGTTTTCTACCGTGATTTCTGTTTTTTCCGGGTTAGTGAAAACAGGGAATCTGAACTCCGCGCTTTCCAAGGGGAGAGTTCCAATAGTAGACGAACCCACTATAACAGAATTATAGGCCACTTCTGATGTGTCTCTTAGATAGGGAGTAACCTTAACAACGAAATGAACCGTCTCGTTGAAGAATAGCGTTCCGTTGCGAATCATCATTCTACCTGAGTTGGTAGGTGTCTTTCCTTTTTCAGAAGGCTGGGTAAACAGCTGTTCCGAAAAGGTGTATTTCATTGTGTATGGTATACCTACATAGAAAGGACCAGAAACCCCAGCGGGGAGCGCGTCGTCCTTAAACTTAACAATGGTTTTCCCTGTATCACCCCCGGTGCCGTCTACTGTCGTGGTCCCTTGGACAAGCAAGCCGTCCTTGGTATACACTTCTATAGTCTCTGAAGCGTCTAGCTTGTAATCGAGAACAAGCCTTGGATAACCCAGACTGGTGTCTGCTGTCAGAAACTCTACACGTTGGTCAAGGTGTGTGTTGTAGCCTTCAGGGTCTCTATACTTGTTTTCCAGAGGAAGCTTCAAAAGAAGCGTTTGTCCGCTGGGGTCTAGGATGTCAAATAGGTTGTCTCCAAAGGTGGATTCTTCGTCGGTCTTTACTATGTATAAGTCAGAATCAACAAAACCTATACCCCTGATATTCCCTCCCATAGTGAACTTACTCCATGAGCTGAGGACTTTCTCCTTATTAGCAAAGAAATACTTATAGATGTAGATGTCATTGCCGTCAGTCAGCGCCAAGATTTCGTCAGCGCTTGAGGCTGTCATGGCTGTAATGTTTTTGGGGATATACTGAGGAACGTGAGCCGTAACTTCGTTAGCTTCGTATACGTCAGTGCTACCTGATACAGCATATTCGTTAAGTCCTGTGAAGTCTCCCCTTTGGAAAGGAAAATAAATATAAGACCCCACCGTCAAAGGAGGAACGCTACTACTGTAGTCAAACTCTGTAAGGGGGTTAACAGCAACGGTCTTGGGAGTCAGTAAGTCCCCTCCTCGTAACGAGAACTGACCATAATCAGAAAAGAGAATAAGGTTCTCTTGGAAGGCTACAGCCTCCCTTAAGTTAATGACGGAAGAAGAAGCTATGTTAACGTCAATGGGGTCCCCGTCTAGCAGGGATACAACCGAAGTCCTGTAGAAGTTGTAACTCTGGATGTCGTTTACGCTATTATAGCTCCCAAACTTGACTTCGCTAAGACTAATGGAAGGACCACTAAGAAACCCTAATCGGCCTTTGAATTGGAACATTCCGTCAATTTTAGAGCCAACAAAAGACGGGTCAGGGTTTGTATCTGCGTCCCCGCACTTAACAGGGTCCAAGGGAATATGAGAAAGCTCAAACGTGTTTTCTGCGGTGCTCTTAAGCACAAGGGGCATTGTGTTCTGGTTGATGCGGTTTTCCACTTCTGGACCCATTGTTTCCTGCCAATAACCCTTACCTATAGTTCCGTCTAAAGTGGACTCATCTGAAGCGTCCACCACAAACTCAACATAGCGGTCGTCTGTAGCTTCATCAGCGTCCCCTGCTACTTTAACCTTAAAGCGGTGAGGAGATACGTTTGGAAGGTCTACGACAGATTTAACGCTTTGATGAATTACTCCCACAGCTTCTCCATTAAGGCTGTCTATAGGAGAAATAATGAAATCTTTAGTGCATTCTATTGTCCCCAGCAACGGGTGAGGCAAGGTGCAGGTAAAGTCTGTGTCGGTGCCTACAGGGTGGGAACCTGAGGTCGCATCGGCTGGGTCGTTTAAAGCTTGGTTTGTGCCTACTGGGGTGACGCCTTGAGAATCGGCTACATCCCCTGAGCCGGTACCAAAAAGCGTTTCTAAGATGACCTCAGCGTTCGCGTTTTGCGCCTTGTTGTAGAAAAAGTCACCAGCCTTTTCCTGACTAGGACCAGAAAAAATAAAGCTCTGCAAAGGAGTCGAGTCGAGAAACCCCCCGGTAGCTTGTTTCTTCGTGACTTCTACCCCGTATTTCTTTGAGAAGTCCCCTTGGCGGATAAACACTAAAGCCTTCTTATCCAGCTCTTTTGTTTTAGTGATGTCTTTCTCGACCGTCTTTTTAGTGTTCAACACGTAAGTAACGTCCCCCGTGGTGAGCATTTTGATGTCATCCTTCGGCGTAGTGGCCCCAGAGTCTCCTTGGGCTATGTAATGTGAATCTCCTAGAGATAACAAAGAAGCCCCAGCTAGCGTCCATTCTACGCTAGACTGCAAGCCGCCAGAGCCAGCAATACCTAGCCCTACGTTGTTTGAGGAACTAGTGTCGCCTTGCCCTCCTGAAAGGAGGAAGGCGTAAGGGTCAGTAACGGTGAAGACTACTTGTTTTTTATCCGCATCAGCTCCGACAGAAATCAAAGAGTATTCTGTATCAGAAGCATTACGCCCTGATACTACCGCAGCATTCTGCCCAGTAAGCCTAGAGTCTCCAGCTTGGACGACTACAGGAACTTCCTGAGACAAAGTAACGATTAGGTTCTGAGTGTCATGTCTGGAGGAACTATCGAGCAAACTTGGGTTAGTCCATTCAGCGCTAATTACAGTGCCTCTGTATCGCTCTGATATGGTGGCTTGTTGTCCGGTGGAAAGGTTGAAAGCGCATGCCGTCTTATTCTGGTCTCCGTGAATAATAACCACATACCTTTCATTGGAATCCCTCTCAATGAAATGCACCTTCGCGCCTTCCTCTAGTATCCCGTCAAGAATACGCTTAACAAACTGCGTAGAGGGTCTTTTCTGTAACCCGTCAATTACGCTGCTTAAAGCGTTTTCTTGAACGTCACACTGACCAGCATATCGAATAGAGTCAGGCTGCTGAGAAACCCCTTGAATAAGGTTACTCACCGAAGTGTTAATGAGCGGCATTATCTTATGTTATATTTACGACGCACACCTAAACGGTATTGAACGTCTTGGCTGTCGAAAATGGTTCTGTCAGAAGACTGTGAGTCTAGCTCTTGAAGTCTAGCCCTTGCTTGCATCTCATCGACTGCGATAAGGGACTCAAGCTCCCGGCTTCCTACAATTCTTCCTTGGAAAATCCTAGAGGCCCTGAGGGTGATGTAGCGCTTAGCTACTTCAGGTAAATCCGACCAGACCAGCTCTTCCGTCAGGTCTACCTTAACTGAAGAAGTAAAAGTAAAGGTCCTGTCTTTGCGATTATACAAAAACGAACCACGTTGAACGTAGTCGTCTGTATTATCCACGGCGTCTACAAACAGCGTCTTCGCCGGAAGAGGGATTTTGTTATCAGCATCTGGAGAAATGGAATGGTCAGTCACTGTATTGAAGTGCCATTCCTCAGTCTGAACTTCTCTAGCGATTTCACGCAGCGTGGTGAGAGCCACATTAGCGGATACTGGCAAAGCTTCTGAATTTGCTATGCTGTTAATGGGCGCTTCACCAATATGTCCTAGCATTTGGTTTACGCTTTCGAGTTCTGTAGTAAGAGCCATAGTTTATCCGCAGCGCCACTTTCTTAAAGCCAGCGCTTTTCTAGTTGGTTTGCCGTTCTTTCTCATTGGACCTTTTACGCCTTTCATTCTGGCACAAAAAGACTTTTTTCTAGCTGCTTGTTTTCCTTTCGGGTTTTTAGAAGTCACGGGCGCTTTAAGGTTAGAACCCGTTTTACGATTATAATACTCACGCCCCTTTTGATTAAGACCACCAGTCTTAGACTTGTGTTCAACTCTGAGGTTTGCTCGCTTTTTTGCAGCCATAAAAAAAAAGGGGGTCTCCGCAGAATAAACTACGAAGACCCCCTCAAGGGTTATTTATTGTCGGTTAGCTAGTAACCATGACAGCCGCGTCAGGACGCAAGATTCCGTGACCCATTGCATACTTAGCCAACATGAGCGTTGACTGCTTAGGCATTGAGTATTCGGACTCAACAGCGAGGTCGAGCAACTTAACAGTTCCAATAGCGGACTTGTGTCCAGCAATGAACTTAAGGTTGGCAAGAGTCGCATCAAGGTAACCAGTTGTTTCTGATGTTCCTTGGGCGTCATCCCACGGGTTGTTAGCAGATTTCGAGTCGTCGCCGTCAACAGCAGCAATAGCGATGTCGCTAATATGCGGGGAGCTGAAGACTTTGATTCCAAGAATCTCTGGGATTTTACCAGAGGCTACGCTACCGCTACCACCGAAGTCCCTGTTAATAGCGAGGCTTTCGCTACCAGTGAGACGGTAGTAAAGCTCAGGCGTCAGGACAGCGAAGCGGTCCTCACTTGGGACGTGCTTCTCATCCAGAGACTGCGCGATAACTTGGAACACTTCGACGATACGGGCGGCAGTAGACACGTCAGCAGGAACGCCGGAAGCGCCGCCTCCCAAGTCAATAACATTACCTTCTCCAGCATCTGGGTTGGAGCGAGCAGCGTTATTAACAGCAGAAGCTGCACAGAACGTCCGCATAGTCGCAAGGTCGAAACGCTTAGCAAGCGCACGTCCAAGCTCGGTCGTATAGGTGGACCTCACATCGTAGTGATTCTTGAGTTCGTCAATCTGAGCTACGGAAGTAGCCGCGATAAGAACGTCATCAATACTGATAACACGCTCACGATGCTTGATTGCCGAAGTGTAACCTGTGGCGGTATCTTCAAACACATCATCACCGGGAGTGTGGTATTTTGCTGTCGCAATACCCGTCACTGGGAACTGCGCCGACTTACCGCTCGAAATAGTCCGAACGGTGTGAAGCTCTTTCATGACGTTCGACTCTTCAAATGCGTTAAGCACTTCATTAGCGAACACCTTGAGGAAAAGAGCGTTTGTATCCGAGCCGAGCCCGTTTTCTCCTCTTCCAAGTCTGGAAGGTACAATTTGGCCATTAGCCATAGTTAATTATCCTTTCTTAAATTAAGGGTTGAATTGAATTACAGTTTCAAGTCGTTCTTTTCTCGTTGTTGGCTCTCAAGCGTTATCCTTGCGGGCGCTCAGGCTACTAATCCGTTACTTTTCGACAGGAAATTCTTTATACCTCTAGCGTATACTTGCGCTAGGAGGCTGCGGGAGGTAGAGAACATTCTCCACTCTCGTTCATTAGAGCCAAAGAAAGGCTCACATATAACAGCAGGGCACTTGGTTTTTACCAAGAAGCCTCCACCCCGCGAAAATCTTTGCATGGGCTTTATGCCCCTATTCTTCGTGTTGTATTCTACAATAACTTCTCTCTGAAGCATTGTAGCTAGTCGTTTCCCTTGTGTTGAGCTGTGGTAGTAAAGCATCTCACAGCCTGATGCTGTAGGAGACGCTGAGTTAAAATGCAGCTCTATAGCCACAGTGACTTTGTCCTCTGCCATCTTGCGCGATACCCAACGCATAGCGCTGCCGTAGCTGCTACCCTCATAGTCATCATACAAAATAGATGAAATACCTTCGTCATACAGATGCTTTTTTAAGAGCGCCCCTATACGCACGTTGTAGAGCCATTCATTTACTCCAGTCACACTGAGCGCTCCTGCGTCGTTAGGTCTGGAGTGACCAACACAAATGCCAACAATATCACCGGGACTCAAGGTCGTTGGCGTATCGGAGGATTTCAGCGATTGTTTCTTTTTCTTCAGGAGAGAAAGAATGCTGTTCCAACTTTTGAATAAAGCCCGGAATTTCACTCTTCTTAATCGTCGTCGTGCACCCAACGATTGATAAACTTATCGTTGCGCTTATGGCGGCGAGCTTTATACGCTTTAAAGTATTCATCCCTGACCTTGAAGAACATGTCTGCCAGCTTAGGGAACTGAATCAATAAACTGACAACCAGTTTAACCATTACTTCTTCTTCTTCTTACCTTTTTTAGGGCGTCGAATTACTAGTTTAGAATAACCGCTCATTTGCTCTTAGCTTTTCCGATGTTCAGGGCGAGCCAGCTCACCACTTTAGCTGCGCGAGCGACCCACTTGTTGTCGCTCTCGTTGGGGGTCATTGTGGCTACGAGACTGGCGACAGTCACGATACCCGTAAGGATACCAATGACTTCGCCTTTGTTCTCGCTGAGCCATGTAAGTGCTTCAGCCATAATTAGTTTACGTTAATGTCGAGGCTACCTGCTGGTTCTACGCTCACTCCACCCCAAGGGGTAGAAACAGCGCAAGACGTAAGAGCTACGCTCAGGACTGCGATGGATAATATAATGAACTTCATAATTTTAGATATTGGATATAGCTAATCTGCGCTCGACCTCAGCTCTAAATGCTGGGTCGGTCGCGTACTTTTTACTGCCAGAAGCATCTCGTTCGGCCATTGCTGCCAGAACTTGTGCGCGGCTGTCGAAAGGTTTACTACTGGACCCTTGAGTCCTGCCTTGTAGTAGGGCTGGATTGGTTCCGTTAGCGGCGTCGTGCTTAGCTTTAAGCCAATCAATAGCTAACGTAGCTTGTTCTTTAGTTCCTGATTCAAGGGCGGCGTTATATGCGTCAAGCTGTGTTTCTGAAAGAGCTTCAGATGCCCATTCAGCCATTTCGGCGTAAGCTTCGTGACCGCCAGCTACATCCATAAGAGCGTTTTCTTCCGAAGATTGTAGAGCGTTCTGCCCTTCAATATAAGAATCAACTAGCTCACGGCTTAACCCTGATTGCGCTAAGGACTCATAAGTAGAATCACTTAGAGCGCCTTTTTCCTGCCATTCAGTGGTTGCGGACTGGATTGCTTCAGTTTGCCCTTCTTGGCTTTCATCAGGAGCTTCTGTTGGTGGGAGGTCTTCTGCCTCGCTAGTATCCGTATTTGAGCCAAGTTTTGACTCAAGGTTGTTATAGGCCTGTGCCAAGTCTTCGGGAGACTTAAACTTTTCAGGTAACCATTCAGGGCGGTCGCTTCCCAATTCCTCTGGGGGAAGGTTGGCGGCTTCTTCTTCAAGGGTTACTTGCTCAGTTTCTGTTGGGTCGTTGATTTCGTATGATTCAGCCATGTTGTATTACTCCTCTGCTACTGCGGCTTCCTCCGGGGACTCAGCCATAGCATCACGCGCTACTCCGCCTAGAGCTGCTACTCCTTGAGGAGCGGCTTTTTCCGCCATAGCCATCATCTGCGCTTGTTGCATTTCTTGTTGTATTTGTTCTTGTGTCTTAATGAGCCCTTGGGTTTTGATGCCAAGACTAGTAGCTCTCCGCTTAAAATATTCCTCTACGTTAACGTGTTGCCCGATAGCTTCTGGACCTACTACTTGAGCAGCCCCAGCTAAAAACAAGTCTAGTTTTTGTAGGTCGTTTCCGCGCCCTAGCGCTTCAATGCCTGTAATAATTACAGGTTTCACTAGGTCTTTTGGTAGTTTAGGGAGCTGTTTTTTACGGCTCATTACCTCCATGACGCGAAGAACCATAGGAAGCTGTAGCTCATTACTAAGAAGCGAATAAAGACCACCTAAAGAAGACTCAAGCTCCATAGTGAGCATCCTGATTTCTTCAGCGGTAACACGCTCAGCGTTACGAACTACACCTGACGTAAGAAGAAAGGCATGACCTAAACGGTCCTTAATAGCGCTGATTGTTTCGGAAGCGATGCGGAAATCGTTAAACTTGTCCAACTGAAGAACAGAGACATCGGCTGCATTACCTTGAGTAATAGCCCCGTTAGGACTTTCAGCCAACGTCTTTGCTCTGGTGGTTCCGTTAGGATTAACCAAGAACAACACTTTTGCAGCAGCGGCAGAACCTTCAACAATAGCTTGAGTAAGTTTCTCAAGACTGATGAGGTCTCCCATATACTCTTCCACATATCCCCTTCCGTAGTCCTCGCCATCAATCTTGGAAAACCTAAGGGGGATGTAAGGCATTCTATCTTTCTTAAAGGTGCCTTCAGAGCCGGAGACAATAGTCCCTTTAATTTCCTGATGGACAACCCATTCATTCCCGTGAAGACAAACGGAAGTAAACAACTCGCAGTCTTTATCCGGTGAATCTGATTCAGTGTAACCAGCAGCGGCTTTTAACTCATCGCTTAGCGTGGCGTAAGATAGAGTTTCTTTAGTAATTATTTTAACGGGGTTTCCCATTGGGTCCCTCTGAACAACGAAGCGGTCTAAATGGAAGACTCTAAGTCCTCCTTCTTCTGGTAAATAAAGAAGAGAGTTACCTGTAACTACAAGATGCTTAAGAGCTTCATGGACTCCTACTCTATAGGACTGTCTACTTACCTCCTCCATTACGGATTCCTCTACTTGTTGTAGGGCGGACTCCATCTCGCTAAGCATTTCTTCAGTAGCGCCTTCTTGTCTGAGGATGTTTTCGTCAAAGTTAAGACGGAAGAATGGGGCATTAGGAGCCAGTAAGGCTAGTAGTAACTTTGAAGCTAAATTGTTGACTCCTCTTGCTCCAATGCCCTGAAAGGGTGTATTAAGGCGTGAGTGAGAATTGTGTCCCTCTTCAGGCATTAAGTAAGGAAGAGTCAGCTGCGCTGCGTCTCTAGCTCTGTCTAAAAAAGTTCTCCTATCCCCTTCAAGAGAGATGTATTGCGCTTCTGCTGATGTGGGGTTCATAAGTTATTCGTGTCGTATAGCTCTACATCATCAGCGTTCATTTCATCCCAATCCCCGTTATTCAACTCAACTTTCATTTCCGCTTTGGTCAAAGCTGAATACCCTTCTAAAAAGGTAGGAGTGTCTCCTTCATACTTAACGAACGTCTTAGTTCCGTCTAACGAATAGCGTAAGGTGTCTTCGCTTGTTTCTTTAACTTCAGAGAAATCAATATCAACAACCTTGTCGGCGTCTAAAAGCACGTATTTAGTCATGTTAAGAGGGAACTACTTCTTGGATTGTAGGTGAGTTATGGAGAGTGGCATCAAACCCACCGCCCGTTGCATCAGTTATTGTGGAGCCTGTGCCCCCGTCGTTATCGCCCATTCGCCACCAACTAAACAAGCTAGAGGAACCAGCATAATCACCTGAATCCTGTGCCAAGTTAATAGGAACGCCGCTGTTATACATAGCTACAACGGCATCGTCATCAAGCTGTGAATTGTGGATACTTACTTCGTCAATAGAAGCGTCTGTATAGCGTGTGCTGTAACGACGCCCTATTTCAAAGTTCCGGGCACCACTTGGATTCTTAGTATTGTCAGACATCTGCGTGCCAGTATAGGCCGCGACGCCATTAACATATGTTTTGCGCCCGCCGCTTCCGTTAGTAGCGACTACATGGAGCCACCTTCCATCGGCTGCATCCGACAGACTAAGGCTTGAGCTGCCAATCATAGAGGCATTACCAACATACCCAACGGGCTTCCATGTTGACCCTGACTTTAGCATTCCAACGTAGAAGTAACCATTGTGGTAATACACTCCCGCAATTACATAAACTCCAAAACTAGGCAATACTTCACCAACCCTAACCCACGCCGAAAGAGTGCAACCGCTATGAACAAAGTCTAGGGTAGAGGCTCCGACTGTAGCTTCAGCGTAATCATTCGACCCGTCAAAATCCACCGAGTAGGTGTTGGAGTAGGTAACGGGAGGATTCTTAAAGAGGTCCTGCGTCAACCCACGGGTTAGCGACTTGGTAAGGCCAGCGGTTTTAGGCATACTTTAGGCTGTTTTTTCGTAAATGGGGAGCACAACAACATGATACTCTTCTGAGCCCCCTCCATCAAAGTTGACGCGCAAAGACGTTGCACCTGTAGTGAAAAGAGTTTGCCCGTTAGCGGTAAATTCTGCGTCAGAGCCTAGGCTTTGCCAGTTAGCTGGTTCGTTACCCGCAGAAACATCATGCTCTAGGGTCACTTTTGTAGCGGAAAAAGAAGCATCAGAGACAACAGAATAAAGTCCTGTGCCTCCGTGCCAGCTGAAGGCTGCTGTATCAACAGCAGAGATTAAGGTAGATATTCCTTCCATAATTTTTTTTTGTTAAATAGTTCTAGCGCCCGCTCCTTGTGCTCCCGTTCTAGGGGTTGTTCTGTTAATTACGAGAGCGCGGTTACCCCCTTGTCTGTTAGTCCTACGGCGTTGGTTCTGAGTAGGCTGCTGTATAGCGCCTACACGTGGCATCGCCGGGGGAGCGGGTGGCGGTGAAGGGCGTGGGGGTGGGATGTTTGGTCCTCCTAAGCACATTTTAAATATCAGGGATTGATGTTAATGAGTTCTCTACTTGCTCTTCAAATTTGAGTAAGAGAAACCGTATAACAGACCTCTGCCCATAATGGTAGTCTAACTCTCGTATATCAACTCCGGGGCCAAAGTCTTGCTGTGGGAATCTTTCCTCTAAAGACTCAAGTAATTCTTTTGCAAGAAGCGGGAAAATGTTTTCCTGTGTCATATATGCCTTGTCTTATTTCTGAGGGGTCCAGAGGGTAATCTCCTTTGTCTTCTCGTTATAGTCTTTGTCGTGAAGAATATAGGCTAAACGAGCAGTTAACAGAGCATCGTCTTCTGTCATCCCTGCTTTCTCATAGGCTCCAACCACGGTCTCCCATGTGTAGCCCTTCTTGTCCATGAGCTTTCTAGCTGTCACTTCCCCGATGCCCTTGACGCCCATGTATCCGTCAGCGGAGTCTCCGGCTAACGTCTGGACTAGGTGGAAGGCAGAGGCGTCTTGAGGGCTGGTCATCTTTTTTACGTCCTTCAGGGGATTATACCAAGCAATAGGAAGAGTCCCGAAGTCTTTGTCTCCAGATACCGCTACTGTTTTTGTAGGGTTTCTAGTGCATAGGATTCCTATTAAGTCGTCGGCTTCCATGTTCTCAGCAGTGACCCCATTGTATTTACATTGTATCCATTCCACTAGCCACCGAAGACCTAGCGGTTTTCGTTTGTCTTTGCGGTTGGCTTTATACTCAGGGAACAATTCTAAACGGAAATTCTCCCTTGGAGAGAATACTGGTAGGATGTTGTCTGACCTTAGAGTCTTGCTCAGGTTGTCAAAGAACCTGTCCACCTCTGACTTCATCTCAGTCTCAGAGGACATGAGGGTCCAGTGGTCGTCGTCCCACTTAGTCTCATACTCACTGGCAAACGCAGCCCGATAGGCAAGCATATCGCCATCAACTACTAGCAGCGTGTCTTCCATTAGTGTGTCTCCTTCCAGTTAGCGCCCACATTATACTCACCGTCGAGCGGGCAGCGGACCCCTAGAGTCTCCCCGGCTTTCTTAATACTGTCCACGAACAGCTGTCCAAGCTCTTCGGCCCGGTCAGGGTCACAAGAGAACTGAACCTCATCATGCACGTTGCAGTGCATCTTGTAATCGTCAGCTACTTTCACGAACTCGTTAAGAGCTTGCTTCATAATTACCGCTGCTGCTGATTGGCACAGCAGGTTAAGAGCTGAGAACGCTTTACGAGCTGGGAGGACTCGCCCGTCAAGCCCAGTCAGAGTCCCACTGTTGGTAACCTTGCGCTCCACGGTCTCCATCAAAGTCCTAACAGCAGGTATCTTACG